TCATCCCCGCAGCGGAGCGGCGCGAGGCTAACCTCGCCGCCAAGGCGCTCGAGACGGACAGCGACGTATCGGTCCGCGAGTGGATAGCCGCACGCCGCGCAGCCGACCCCATGTTTGACGCGGCCTACAGGAGAGAACGACGTGATCGCAAGAAGAGAGCAAGTGCAGAACGACCCGCCGCCGATTGACCTTGACGGCATCGAGGACGGCGTGCCGTGGATGCAGTTCGTGTGGCCGGTGGCGTCATGGGACCGCTGCGGCACGAGGTCGCGGAACCTGCGCATCAATGCCGACCCGCAGAATCCCGGCACGGTCGCCATCGAGATCGACCTTGACGACGGCGAGACGGTCGCCGCTATGATTCGTACCGCCGACCTAATGCGCTTCGTGGCGCACGCGGTCGCGCTCACTGGAGACAAGACCCCATGATGCTCGCAGACCTCTCGTCCTTCCTCGGCACCACTTGGTTCATCGTGCTCGTTGGCGTACTCGCCTACCTCGGCGGAAGCCTGTTCCCCATCGGCGCGCTGTTCGCGAAGATCAAGAAGGACTGACGGACACCCCACCGTGGAGAGCATCCACGGTCCGACGTGCCGCAAGGCTCGTCTCTGTCCAACCCCCCCGGACGCGATAGCGCCCGCGCCTGTTGAGGTGCGGGCGTTGTCGTATAGGCTCCGCGCATGACATCGAGAGAGAAGGTGCGAAAGGCTCGACGGTTGGCGGAGCATCTGCGTACTGCGACCGTGCCGTATCCAGCGCTCGCATGGCCCGTGCCACGCATCGTCCAGCGCAAGGAGCCAGAGTTGATCGACGCGGCCGAGATGATTGAGAGCCTGTGCGACATCATCGGCAAGCAGCGGCGCAAGATCCGACGCATCAAAGCAGCGCCGATACAGTTCCCGCATGAAGCTTGAACGGACCAAACTCGACGCGCTCACCTGCGACCCCGCCAACGTGCGCAAGCACGACCAGCGCAACCTCGACGCGATCAAGGCGTCGCTGCAGCGGTTCGGGCAACAGCACCCGATCATCGTGGACGCGGCAGGCGTGATCCGCGCAGGCAACGGGCGCTACATGGCGATGCGCGCGCTCGGGTGGAGCGAGTGCGACATCGTGCGCACAGACCTCAAGGGCGCGGAGGCGACCGCGTTCGCCATCGCGGACAACCGGACGGCGGAACTGGCGTCGTGGGATGACGAGGCGCTCGCGCAGCAACTCGCCGCCCTGCAGATCGAGGATGAGGAACTGGCGCTCGCTACGGGCTACGACGAGAAAGAGATCGCGGCGCTCGCGCTCGACAGCGTGGAGGTGCAGGAGGACGAGATCCCCGAGCCGCCAGCGGACCCGATCACGAAGCCGGGCGACCTGTGGCTGCTAGGCGACCATCGGCTGCTGTGCGGCGATAGCACGAAGGAAGAGGACGTGGCGAGGTTGATGGACGGGGCAAGGGCGGATGCGTGCTTGACCGATCCTCCGTATGGAATCGGAATCGCATCGAATCCAGTAAGGCAGAAGCACGCAAAGTCCGATTGGGACGCAAGGCCTGTTCAGCCAAGGATATTTGTGGAATCCGTGGCGCAGTCGATAGTGTGGGGCGGCAACTATTTCAACCTTCCTCCATCCAAGGGATTCTTCGTGTGGGACAAAAAGCAGCCCGAGGATTTGACGCTCGCCATGTGTGAGATGGCATGGACAAACATTGATACACCAGCAAAGATGTTTAGGTTGGCGGTCACCTCGTACAACAAGCAACATCCAACACAGAAGCCAGTGGAACTTATGGCATGGTGTTTGTCATACACCACTGGCAGCGTCTTTGACCCGTTCCTCGGCAGCGGCACGACACTCATCGCCGCCGAACAACTCGGGCGCAAGTGCTACGGCATGGAGATCAGCCCCGCCTACTGCGACGTGATCGTGAAGCGGTGGGAGACGCTGACAGGCAAGCAAGCGCAGCGCGCGTAGGCTCACGCATGGACGAGATCACACCATCGAACCCGGCTGATGCCGAGGGCAAGGGAGAGTCTGGGCTCGTGCGGCCCGAGAAGCCGCGCGGCGACCTGCGCCTCCTGCGGCGCGCCATCCTGCGTGGCTGGCAGATCCCCGAGAGCATCTACGAGAGCCTGCCGCGCGTCGTGATCGGCGTGCTCACGAACGCCACGACCGCGCGCGAGAAGCTCGCCGCCGTCAAGCTGCTGACCACGATGCACAAGGACAACGTGGACACGTTCGCCGTCGCCGACCGCGCCGAGCGGCTTGATGAGGGGTTGGCGACCGAGCGGATCGAGCTCAAGCCCGTGACCTTCGAGCGGCGGGACTGATGGCCGCCGAGCTGCGCCTGCCCGCGCTGTACGCCAAGCAGTACGAGGCGGTGCACGACCCGCGCCGCATCGTCGTCATCGAGGCATCGACCAAGGCGGGCAAGACCGCCGGGACGATGGTGTGGCTCCTCGGGCACGCATGGAACGACAAGACCGAGGGGCACGCCTACTGGTGGGTCGCCCCGGTCTACCAGCAGAGCCGCATCGCGTTCGACCGCATGAAGGCGTGGCTCCGTGCCGCCGACGCCACGAAGCGCGTGTGGAAGTCGCACGATACCGAAATGTGGATCGAGCTCGGCAACGGGTGCCGCATCTGGTTCAAGTCGGGCGACGACCCCGACAACCTCTACGGCGAGGACTGCTACGGCGCCGTGCTCGACGAGGCGACCCGCATGCGCGAGGAGTCGTGGCACGCGGTGCGCTCGACGCTAACCGCCACGCGCGGTCCCGTCCGCATCATCGGCAACGTGCGCGGGCGGCGGAACTGGGTGCATCGGCTCGCCCAGCGCGCGCAGCAGGAGCCCGCAGGCGAGGTCGGCTACCACAAGCTCACCGCGTGGGATGCGGTCGCCGGCGGGGTGATCAAGCGCGAGGAGGTCGAGGCGGCAGAGCGCGACCTGCCGCGCGCCGTGTTCCGCGAGCTGTACCTCGCCGAGCCGAGCGACGACGGCGGCAACCCCTTCGGCATCGACGCCATCGCCAAGTGCGTCCGCCCGCTAGGCGACAAGTCGGTCGCCGTATGGGGCGTGGACCTTGCCAAGTCACAGGACTGGACGGTCGCCGTAGGGCTCGACGCGGACGGAGGCGTCGCCATGCTCGAGCGCTGGCAGGGGCAGTGGGGCGACACCCGCGAGCGCCTGATTCGTCTCATTTGTGATACGCCCGCGCTCATCGACTCGACCGGCGTCGGCGACCCCATCGTCGAGGATCTGCAGCGGGCGCTGCCGAGCGTCGAGGGGTTCAAGTTCACGGCACCGAGCAAGCAGCAGATCATGGAGGGGCTCGCCGCCGCGATACAGCAAGGGCGCATTTCCTTCCCGGACGGCTGGCTCCGCGCCGAGCTCGAGGCGTTCGGCTACGAGCACACGCGGACGGGCGTAAGGTATGAGGCGCCACCCGGACTTCACGACGACGGCGTATGCGCCCTCGCTCTCGCGGTCCGGCATCACGCGCACGCGCACTCGAACACCCTCGACATACGGATCTTCTGACCACATGGGCATCCTCGACCTATTCCGTCGCAAGGCACAGGAGACAGCGGACAAGTACACCGATGCATCGCTGTCCGTGATCGACAAGAGCGGGCGGCCCAAGGCGCAGCCGTTCTCCTACCGCGCGGCGGTCGCTGCCTACCAGTCGTGGATCTACGCGGCGGCGTCCATCAACGCGCAGGCGGTCGCGTCCGTGCCGCTGCGCCTCTACGTCCGCAGCCGTCCCAACGGGCGCAAGCTCTTCGACACGCGCCCCGTGCCGACCGCCCGTAAGAAATACCTGCGCGGGGATCTTTCGGTGCAGCCGTCGAGCCTCGTGCGGCGCAAGGCGCTCGCGGGCGACTTCGAGGAGGTCAGCACCGACCACCCCGTGCTCGAGGTGCTGCGCAAGGCGAACAGCGTGGACGACGGCTTTGGACTTGCGGTCACGCGCATTCTCTTCCTCGAGCTCACGGGCAACGCCTACCTCCACCCCGTGATCGACCCGACGCTCAACGTGCCGGGCGAGCTGTGGACGATGCC